ACTAACTTAAGTAGTTCCTCCTCATCAGGTACAGAATAGTAACGAACTCCATCAATTGTTTCTCTCGAAAGTTTTGGAAGATCAAGTTCTACATGATTAAACATTACATACCTAACTGCATTTTTGCCATAATATATTCTTTGACAAGTCCGGATCGAACTATATCATCAATACCAAATTCAATAATATCGAATGATGGCATTGTGCGAACTATCTTTAGGAAATCTACGATTCCGTTTTTTTCATTGGTCTTTTGTAAATCTGTCTGAGATGCATCACCACAGAAACAAATTTTACTATTTTCACCAACTCTTGTTATTATACTATCTAATTCGTGAAAATTCAAGTTTTGTGATTCATCAACTAACACAATCGCTCTGTCAATTGTTGTTCCACGAATAAATGATGTGCTCCAGAACTTAACAGTGTCTTGTTGTTTCAAATTACCATACAACATCTCAAAGTCTGCATCAGAGGGCATCTGAAACATATACTTCACCATGTTCTTGTAAGGTATCTGATATAAGAAAGACTTGTCTTCGTGATCGCCAGGCAAAAATCCAATCTCTCTTGTTGAGACAAGAGATCTTACAATGTAAAGTTGATCATAAGGTGTGTTTTGATCCAGAATATCTTTCAGTGCGAGATACAATGCAACGAAAGTTTTACCTGTTCCAGCACAACCATATGCAAAAATATTTTTACCCTCTTTGTAATTATCAAAGAGTGTCTTTTGGTTATCTGTAATAGGCTCAATCTTGTTTAGAAGATCGGCATTGATAGGTCTTTTTCTTTTCATCTGTTTAGCCGTCATTCCTACACCGATAGGAGAATCTTTTTTTCTTGCCATTACTTGTTAATCTTAGTAACTCTTGAGCCAGGAGACTTAGATGCCTTATGTAAAACATCATTCCAACTAGGATTCTTTGTGATTAGTTTGTCTTTCCATTCACCAACCTCTCCAAGGCCAGCAACTCCAGCATTCCAATCTTTATCCCAGTCTGGATTATCATCTCTCCAGTTAGAATACTCAACCATAGTCATTGATAATTCCTTTTTCTCGCCAGTTTCTTTGTTAATAACAGGATATGTGGGCATAAGTTTTAACGTTTTGTAATATTATTTAGATTAACTCTTAGAAAAGGCCTTCTCGGCATATGACCTGAGATAATCTTGAAAACCTTGTTCGATTCCACCTACATTGTCATGTTTTTCGCACCATATGGTGGCGAACTCATAAACTGCTCTTGTGTGTTCTTCTAAGTGGTGTGTAAGGCATCGAAAACAAGCTGCTCTTAGTAACAACTTCTCTTCTGAGTAACGGGGGTCATCACTGTTACCCGTCATCATCCTCAAAGACTTCATCATAATCTGTAATTTGGTTAACAATCTCTTCATAATTTAGATTTAGTTTGTATGCCTCTGTATCAGAGTATATTTCTGATTCTAACGCATTTACAACATTTTTCAAGTCCTTAATCATGACCTTTAGTTTATCTCTATCCATTGAGTGGCCTCCCATGTTTATCGACTAGTCCTAATTTTTTAACTTGAGATATATTAGATTTTTCTTTCTTCTTTATCTTCTTGTATTGTTTCATGATTTTGTCAACTTCATCTTTGAAGACTTTGACTTTGAGTTTCTTTGCTTCTTCTGAAGTGACAAAACCCAATCCTTGATCACTTTCTTTTCTTTGTTTCTCTTCCAAAAATTCGTTGATTCCAAGTTGAATCTCTCCCTCAATAATGTCATTAATTTGGTTGCGAAGTTCGTCACTCATGAGTTTCTCCTGACTCTCTTCTTTGGTTTATTTGGTGTTGGGATGCCCCATGTCTTTGGACTTGCAATTCCAGGCCCGTATTCAATACTCACGATAGAACCAGCTCCAAATTTATCGTAATACATGTCAAAGATATTCACCTTTGCATGACACCTTACAAGGTCATTACGAACTTCATCGCCGACTTTATAAGTCACGATGTAAGCATCAGAAGGTAGAGACTTATCTTTGAGTTCCTCACTGTTACAGTTCTCTTTGATAAGACTCGTTGAGTATTTACTACTCAAATCTTCTTTTTCTTTTGGTGTCCAATAAGCTTCAGACATCACTTCATCTCTGGTTTTTGTTTTTGCCATACTAACTTCGATTACCCCATTGTATATCGGGGAATGCCTCTTCAACTATGGCACGAGTCAACTTGTATTTCTTCTTTAGATTTTTGTCTTTTACCAAACAAATAATTTCTGCTTCATCTGGATGAAGACCTTCTAGAAGTTGCATAAAGAGTTGTTCTCTTTTCATAGGTCGAAGTGCATCATTCCCACCTTTAACAAAATTATACAACTTTTTCCACTCATATGCAAGGTGTAAGTGTTCGGTTCCAGCAGGCGCCTCGTTTTTATTAAACGGAACATCACCGTCTGGAAGCATCGACTGCACAGATTCATCAAAATTCCAAATCAAAACAGATTTAAGATGTAAAGATTCATACTGTTTAAGTGTTTGAATCTTCTTTGCTTTTGTTTTTTGTTTTGATACCAATGATAATACCTCACTTAAAAGAGGATTTCTTGGTAATCTAGCTTCTCCTAATGTAGGATGTGTTGTAGTCATAATTCGTCGTCAATTTCACTATCAAAGTTTAAGTTTTCAAATCGAAAGGCAATGATTTCATCTGGAATAACATTACCTTTGAGGTCATACATCTCAGGATGCATCTCAGAAATGTCAGTTTTTTGTTGATGTTGTTTGTATAACCATCCTATTATACCACCAACAAAGAGAAAAAGCACTGATATTAAAGTGCCGAGAGTTAGAGCGAGTGTTAACACATTACCTCTTGTACTTGATTTATTTAGTTTTAGTTTTACGTCTCCCTCTTCTTCTCTCTTTCTCATATCTTTTTGCATCTTCCAAGATTACATTGAAGTAATCTTTAATCTTTCTTGCCTTCGGTTTTCCAAGATGACCATATGCCTCTCTTAGAATTTGATGTTCACCATCTTTTCCACCTTTGATGTACTCACTCAAGTCGTCAATGAAGTCAGTCAGTTCCTTTGCAGTTGAACTTCCAATAAATTCTTTTGCTCCAACTCCTGTTGTTTTACAGGACTTCATAAAATCATAGAACTTAAGATGAAACTTTTGTTCCTCAAATGCAACATCAATTGCTTTGTCTACGATTGTGTAAATGTCTTCCATTAAACTAAGTTTTTTTCTTCTAGGTATTTGAATGTATCTAAACACCCACCAATTAATTTGTCATCCGCCAATATTCTTGGGAATGATGACCCATAACCAAATTCAGAAATGAACTGTTCTTTAGTAAAATCAACACCAAGTTTATAAACTCGATACTCAACTTTTGCTAATTCTAAAAGTCTTTCTGCTTTTTTACAGTAGGAACATCCCTCTTTGGAATATAAAGTGAATTTCATTAATCCTCCTCAAACATATTATTACGAATTTCAAAGTTGTCAAGTCCCTCGACTTCAGAAGGTTCTTGTGAATAATGTAATCCATCATTTCCGTTTTGTGCAATGACATTCATTCTATGTGTGGTTTCTTCCTCATCCCAAAGTTCGTGAATCTTTTCGATGTCAGCGTCAACACCTCTCATGGTGTTCTCAACTTTAACATTAACCCATACTTTTTTGAGATACTCAATAAGTCCTAACGCAAGAAAAGAGATGGGGAACTTTTGTTTGTTCGCCCATCTCTCTGCCTTTGCATACCAAGGGTCTACTCCATCACCGAATTGTTTTTCAAATTTTACTCTTGGTGTAATCATTTAAAATTTAACTACATTTACTGCTTCCCAATCTGTTTGGAAAAGTTCTAAACCTTTGTCAGTTAGAATGTGATTGTACATCTTTTCAAATACTGATGGAGGCATTGTGACAATCCCTGCACCATATTCAAAAGACTTACTCACACTTCCCACATTCCTTATGGAAGCGGATAAAATTTCTGTGTCAACAAAATTATATAGTCTCGACTGTTTTTCATAGATGTCTGCAATCTCTTTAATCAGACCCAAACCATCAAATGAATTATCATCAACTCGACCCACGAAAGGCGAGACGTAGGCAGCGCCTGCCTTCGACGCCAAGACCGCTTGGGCAGCACTAAATATCAAAGTAACATTTACTCGGATTCCCTCCTTAGAGAGGAGTTTACAACCCTTTAGGCCTTCGGGTGTACAAGGAACTTTGATTGTTGTGATTTCACCAAATTTCTCTTTGAGTCTACGACCTTCCTTAAGAAACTCATATGAGTCATCTGTCACAATCTCCATGCTGATATCATCCACACCAAGAAGTGCAATCTGTCTGTAGACCTCTTCTGGGTCTTGACCACTCTTCTTAATTAGAGTTGGATTTGTTGTGACACCATCAATCAATCCAGTTCCATAATATTGTCCTATCAGATCTACATCTGCTGTGTCAAGAAAAATTTTCATACTTAAAGAGTATCTGTTTGTTTAATATAACACAAAAAAAGACCCCTGTAAAGGGGCCTTGAGTAGTTCCGATTGTAGAGATCTCACGAAAGGTCTCAATCGTATTTATTAACCGATTGCAGGTGCTGAAAGAGCAACTGTTGTAGACTCAGCAGATGCTAGGTCTAATGGGAAGTTGTGTGCATTTCTTTCATGCATTACTTCCATACCTAAGTTTGCTCTGTTAAGAACGTCGCCCCATGTTGGAACGATCTTTCCGTTAGCATCAACAACTGATTGGTTAAAGTTGAAACCGTTAAGGTTGAATGCCATTGTACAGATACCCATTGAGGTTAACCATACACAGACTACAGGGAAAACTGCTAGGAAGAAGTGTAAACTTCTTGAGTTGTTGAAAGAAGCATACTGGAAGATAAGACGACCAAAGTAACCGTGAGCGGCAACAATGTTGTAAGTCTCTTCTTCTTGACCGAACTTGTAACCGTAGTTAGCAGA